GTAAACCTTCAACTGGGCGCTTTTATGCTGGTTCACAAGACGCTATTATTCGGCATTTGCGTGTGCTAATGGACGGTAATGAAATACAAGAGGAGAAACCGGTAGAGTATTTTACGAAGGTCGTTACTTGGAGAAATGAGCGCGGAGGAAGTGCTTTGCCACAGACAAACTATCTACCAATTTACTCATTTGAACTAGAGACACCAGGTCTACAACCATCTGGGTCAGTTAATACAAGTAAAGTCCGCCTCGTACAGATAGAAGTAGATCCTTGGCCACTGCCGCAGCCGACACGATATCTATATGACCTCAATATTTATGTGGAAAATATAAATTGGTTTGAAGTTGCTGGTGGTATGGGTGGGCTCAAATGGGCACTGTAATTATCTGTTTATTATCAGAGAATGGCTGCTGCTGCTGCTGCTGCGGATGCTCCATCAGAATCTATCTTTACAAGGGCCAGTAATTTACTCAATTATAAACTTTATCAGGCTACGACGGATCCTGATGCCGCGAGATTTGCTGATGAACAGAATGCGGCACGAAAGAGACAGGAGGAGGAGGCTGCCGCTGCTGCTAAAAAGGAGGCTGATGCTGCACAAAAAGCAGAAACACAGGCCGAAAATCTGAAGAAAGCAGAGTATTCAACGGGAACATTTATTGGCCAAATTGTAAAATATACCATAATGTCTTTCACGATTTTTATCTTTGTTCTCTTTGCTGTCTACACGGGACATCTCGCAGCAAATGATGCTATTGGGCGTACCTACTGGTATAGAATTCTCTATTTCATATATGGATGTATCTTTTGTATTTTTGTTGCGCCATACTACTTAATTCAGTATTTCCGCGGTCACTCTGTGAAATCGTATGCAATTCTCCCAATACGAGAGGGAGAAGTTCCCCGAGGTATAGAGGGCTTTTTTCTTTCTCTCGTATCGTTTATTCCTGATTCGGATTCAAATGGTGCGAAGACTATATGGGATGCTTCTGTGCGAGCTGCTTCTGCCTAAAAAGCATCGGTTATTATTATCAGGTAGAATGTCTAGACCATTTGTGTCAGTTGTAACACCAACGTATAATCGCAGGAAGTTTATTCCTACGCTTATTGCGATGTATAAAGCCCAAACATATCCGAAAGATCGTATGGAATGGATTATTCTAGATGATGGACAAGAGAAGGTAGATGATCTTTTTGCTGAGGCGTCTGCAAAAGGGCTGCCAAATATTCGATATCTCTCAGAACCTGATAAGATGACAATTGGGGCAAAAAGAAATCGCCTGAATGCGGAGGCGAAAGGGGATATTATTGTTTCCATGGACGATGATGATTATTATTTACCAGAACGTGTAGCATATACTGTGACCGCATTTGGCGCAAATCCGAAAGTGGAGTTAGCAGGTTGTTCAGAAATTTATATGTATTATACAGACACTAGGGAAATTTATAAGTTCGGTCCTTATGCTCCGAAACATGCTACAAATGGAACTCTTGCTATTCGTCGTTCTTATGCGAAAACTCATAAGTATGATGAACATGTATTAAACGCAGAGGAGAAATCATTTTTGGATGAATACAAGAATCCAATGATTCAATTAAATAGTATGAAAGTAATGTTAGTAATTAGTCATAAAGATAATACATTTAGTAAAATCAAATTCAGAGAACAGCCAGAAAATCCATTTGTAAAGAAGACATCTTTGAAGATACGTGATTTTGTTCGAGATAAACAGACACGAGACTTTTTCACTTCAGTATGAGGGTTTTCAAAAAAATACTAACAAATAGTCTAAAGTACCTAGCCACAAAACTCATAGATGAATACACTCATACAACCTTTACCAAATAGGGAAAATTTTTATGAAGTAAGTAATAATTACTATTCACCATTTCGCGGACTGTTTATTCTAGAAGATGTTTTCCAGAATGCTATAACCGATACATCCAAATTACTCGATACACCCTCTGACATTAAAGTGTCTCTTCGCCAACATCAGCGCGCAATGTTATCAAAAATGGAACTCGCAGAAGAGGAGGGTATTACAGGGCGACAAATTTTCAACGAAACAATATTTACTAATATTGGTATTCTTGGCGATCGTGTGGGTGTTGGAAAGTCACTCATGGTTCTTTCCCATATTGCGAGAATGAAAACAAAGCAGAATATGATTTATAATAATACAAGCCAATACAATAGTCCTAACTTCTTCAGTATTAAGCAGTATAAAGTTAAGGACCTCTCATCATCTACACTAATTGTTGTGCCGCATAATCTTTTTCGTCAATGGCAAGACTATATTGAAACACAGACTTCACTCAATCCCTGTATTATAAAAACTAAGACGCCTTTTATGACGCCTGAAGCCGAGGCTAAACTAGCAAAAGATATTCTACGCTCTGATTTTACTATAGTTTCTAATACAATCTTCTCTCCATTTATGGCTTTTTGTAAGAAGACAAATCTCGAATGGAAGCGTGTATTTATTGATGAAGCAGACTCTATTCATATTGTCTCCACAACTCCGAGAATCAAGGCAGGCTTTATTTGGTTTATTACTGCATCATGGGCAAATATTCTCTTTTTCAGGGATGTTCGTTTTACTACAAGCCATGTTACTCACTCAAAAAATTACGCGTTTCACTCACAAGTAGGCAAGTGGCTTAAGAAGGAGATGGGAAATCATCTTGACAGCAACTATTACTATGGAACATACTTCAATATGCGCTCGTATAATTATTTCAAAGATTATATCTCAACCCATCCACTGCGAGGGAATATTGTCTTAACAAGCGACCCCGATTTTCTAGAATCTTCGATTAAAATGCCTCTAATTCGTGAACGTATTATTGAATGTCTTGCATCTGTTTCTTCAATGGTTGTAGGGGGGCTCATTAATGAAAATGTGAAGAATCTACTACACGCGGGTGATATCAAGGGAGCATTACAGGCACTCGGAGCAAATGAAGATGATAATATCTCTATCATTCAGGCAGTAAATTATCAGCGTCAGAAGGAACTCGATAACTACAAGAAGACACTTTCATTCAAAGAGACCCTCGAGTATGCTACTCCTCAAGCAAAAGAGACTGCTCTCAAAAATCTGCGTGATAAAATCAAGTCTCTTGAAGATCAGATTAAATCACTCCATGATCGTATTAAGAATGTGGCCCAAGAACTCTGCGGTATTTGTTATGATGACCCTGACCCTGCTACAATTACTCCATGCTGCAATCAGATATTCTGCGGACGTTGTATATTAACAAGTATGGAGAAGAACCCAGATTGCCCTATGTGTCGCAGCCCCATATCAGGGAAAAAACTAATGATGATCGGTAATACACTGACAATAAAAGCTACTGACGCGAATAAGATGGTTGAAGATGAAGATAAGCCACTAAAGAAGCCTGAAGCCCTTCTAAAATTAATTCGCGAGACCCCTACAGGAAAGTTCTTAGTATTTAGCCGCTATGATAATCCTTTTACTCAGATTAGTGCTGCATGCGCAGCAGAGGGAATATCTGTTCGCGAAGTAAAGGGCAACAAGGATGTTATTAATGCGACCCTTAATGCCTTTGAGAGTGGTGATGTACGTGTACTCTTCCTAAATAGTCAGCATTCTGGCGCGGGACTCAATATTATTTCCGCAACACACGTTGTATTGCTTCACGCAATGACAGCAGAGGAACAGAAGCAGATCGTGGGACGTGCTTATCGTCTTGGACGAACAGCAGATCTCAATTTAATTAAACTTCTACATCCTGGGGAAGCATAAGTGCTCAAGGAAATGCCAATGCTCCAAAACGTGCACCAACCTTTACAGGGTCCGCTGCTAATACACAAGAAAGACGAATGGGGACTTGTTCTACATGACCATTATCTTTCTCATATGAAGCATCATACGCCTTACACATCTCTTTCCAGGCGTTGAATAGCGCACTCTGTTTCGCCAAAACATTAGTGAATTTTAACTTTCCAGGATTTGGTGGATTAGTTTCTTCTGGCAACTCCGTATTAATAATCTGTTGGGGAACAACTAACTTCAGACGCTGACTAATTCGCAACACAGGCCAACACTGATAGAAGAATGCCACGAAATCTGCCTTGTCACTTATCATTAACTTCGCGAAAATCTTTTCATAAAGATCGCTACTATCATCCTTCTTTCTCCGCACCCTGTTAGGGAGATTCTCATGAAGTACAAGACCTGCTAAGTTCGTTTCATGATTTGCGAGATATATATGTTCATATGGGTCCCATTGTTCATATAGACGCGAATAAGCATGAATTAAAATGTCGCTTACTTCTGACTCTTCTTCGAAATATGTAATACAACCAGATTGGAGGCCTTCATTGAGACGCATGATTTCACGAAGATCGCCAATTGCCGCCCAACTATCAGGAACATCCTTCTGAAGCCAGGAATTAAGGGAATTCTTTGTAGGAGGGCGTACCTTCATACTTACACACTGGCGGCGTAACTGTTCCATTGGCCGACCTTCAACAGTATTACTAATTAGAATTAGAGGCCGTGTATTCTGATCCGGCTTCCATGCCCGAGCAAACGCGAGAAGTTCTTGGAGACCACCTCTTTCGCCAGAACTGAATCCGTCAATCTCATCTAAAAGAACGGCAATCTTATCAGGTGTTCCCTGTGTGAGCCATTCACTTACACCACCATGACGAAGTAGTGGGAGAATACTTTTGCGAAAAGCTGTCCCAGTACGTGTATGGGACGCATTTAATTCAACAACTCTATAGCCGAGTTTTTTCATAACTCGATATACAAGTGTTGTCTTTCCTACACCAGGTGGACCATGAAGAAAAAATCCCGAGGTCGTTCTCTTTGCTACCCATGTTTCAAGAGCAGCTTCAACTTCTGGTTGTAGTTGATATGTATTAGTTACGTCCATCACTGTGTTTCAGTGGGTTCTAAAGTTTTAGGTAGCTGGCTTACAGGTCTTGTCAGCCTCATCCGCCGCTTTTGTGCCTGGTACAGCAGCAGCATAACAACTCTCACCATTTGTTATACCCTCCCATGTAAGACCCTTATCAATTGCACGAGCACAGAGTTCCTGATTACGCGCTGCTGGAGTAGTAGAATTTGTTACTAGACTGAAATAATACTTGTCATCTGTTGGAGGGTTCTCAGAAGAAAATGACTTCTGCCATTGAGCAAGTCCGCCATTGCGACTTACACCAACTAAATCAATACAACTGGAGGTAAATCCAGAACCGGCTGACATAGATGGGCGCTTGAAAAAGGTTAGATAGTCAGGGCACATATTAATGATTGGAGGCCATGAGCCCGTAGAAGACGTATTATTATTGGCAAACCACCGCAAGCCGAAGAAGATTAGAACAAGTATGGCTAAAATAACATATGTTATAGCGGCGATTGTTCTGCCGCTTTGGAATAGGGTAACTGTTGGATATGTGCCGATTACCACTGCCGCAAATATGTAGAGTATTAGATACCAACTCATCTATAAGGGAGTTCAAAAAAAGAGATGTTTTGCTAACTTGATACTATAGAACATTTCAAAGTTAAGCCATAAGGAGTCTTAACTTTGAAATTAGGGATTTCAGAAAGAAACTATTTAACCCATGCGGACAACTGGGGCGATATTACCAACAGTCGCTACATTGGTACCAAACGCACCAACCAGCTCAATGTAACCAGTGTAGTACTCCTCGCCTACCACTGGGGTACCGGTGGGACCAGCCTGGTTGGCTACAGGGGCGCCGATAGATACACCAGACGAGATGGATGAGACAACTAACTGTACCTTGCGGAAGGTACGGAGAGATGATACAACAGTTGTGCCAAGATCCTTCAGGATCGCCGCACCAGGTGTCGCCAGAATAGTAGATACACTATTTGTTACACCGCCAGAACCACTCTGAGACCATGTCGCAGTTGAGAAGGTAGGCTGAGTGGCAGCAGGATTATAGTTAAAAATTCTGCTCGCACTGTTACCAGTACTACTTAGCGTACCAACATTGATGAAGTAGGACGACTCGGCGGGGATTGTCTTGATGTGGGGCATAACAGAGGTCATTTCTATATACCTATAATCTAGATTTTTTTTACAAATTATATTCTGCTTAAAAATCTGCTTAAAATTCTATTAAAAATTAAACCATATTATATTTTAATTTTTAA